GTTATGATAATGCTGACCGTAGTCGCAGAACGATAGGTTGCTGAATCGAAAGAACGCTTTGCCGTTATCATATTCGATGTTGGCTTTATCTGCTCCAAACACAACAGCTGTTTCGCGTCCGTTACTGTTACCAATCAATCGTTTTAGATCATACCAGAAGAAATGATGAACGCTCTGAAACGCTCCGATATGTTTAGCCCACTCGTCACCAAACTGTTTGATAATAGAGAAGTTGTTTATGTTTCCGTCACGAAACCATTCTGTGTAATCTACAATCGAGATTTTTGTGTTGGGAAAACTCAGACGATTGAGTGTAGGAAATGCGTTTAGATACAGATCGCCATTATGATTGATATCTGTGCCATTGAACGGATCTTGCGACAAAGCGCCAACAACAAGGATCTCGTCGATATGAATGTTGTTGTAGTAAAACGTTTCTAGCATCGCTGTAGAATCGTTACCGCCAGAATAGCAAAGAACAACGTATGGATAGTCATCGCGAATCTGTTGAGCGCGGAACTTATACAGTTCATCCAAAGAAAAAGCTGGCTCTATTTTCCAATCGACGTTTCTAAAGACGTCGTCGTGATAATAGAACCAGCACTTTCGATTAGATTTGACCGCGTCGACTAGAGTATGATATACGTTGAATTCGTCATCATAATAAAAACAGTTCATCACTTCTGTTCTGTATTGAACTTCTGAATCAGCTTCTGAATCTCGTCGTCGCTTAGGATTTCGGTATTGTTGCTTGCGTTTAGATCTACTTCCTTGACGAACGTTTGTCCAAGCAGACTTTGGATGTTGGTCATCGAAGTGTCGATCTCAGGATTATGAACATCTTCCAACGTTTTTAGCCAAAACGAAGGAGCGTTGTGCATGATAAGATTTTCAAGATCTTGTCCTGTTGGCGTAGGAATCGGAAGCGTAATAGAAACGTCTGAGCGACAACGCGCTGGAGTTCCGTCGTCTTTCGTTCCCTGATTTGAATCTAGATACTGCTCTGAGATAACGTCTGTCCAATATCTAGCTACAATCAAATGATCACTTGGCCATACTTCAACAATTTTATAATGAATGTTCATAGTTCACCTTACGTTGGTAGATACCACTGACATGTTGTTTCGTTCAAAACCCATCCATCTGCTGGCTTTGGAGGAATGAAAGCATCTCTGCTCTGATCATATGTATACCCAACACCAGCATAGTTTTTTCTAATAGAACCGTTGTAGCTAGTTTGAATCCAACGACCGCCTAATAGATTGGCGCAGAAATCAATACCTTTTTGTTCACTTTCAACACCGTTATCTAGTAGTTCGTTGTTATGCACGACGATAACTTGAGTTACGATATTGTTATCATCTAGCTTCGCAAAATGTGCCATATTATCCTCTTAGAATGTGATTGAACCAGAACCAGTAAACTTATATATTCTGTATCCGCCGCTTACTGTAATTGTAGGTGAACCTGTGGTAGAAACGGCTGCCGCGTAAGTATCTAAGTGGCGTAGAATTACGATACCAGATCCACCATTACCTCCACCGCCACCTTTCGTTCCTCCACCACCACCGCCACCAGTGTTGACTGTTCCTGCTACGCCTGGACCATTACCAAATGCTGCGCTTTCACCACCTGCTCCTCCACCACCAGATCCACCAGAACCAGGAGATCCGCTTCCATCATAATAAGCTCCTCCACCACCACCGCCAGCATATGTTACAGAAGAACCACTTATAGACGATGAAGTTCCTGCTCCTCCCTGAGCACCATTAAAGTTTGAAGCAGCGCCACCATTACCGCCTGCTCCACCGCCTCCACCTCCACCAGAAGGATCTGTTGTTGCTGGACCGCCATTATTGCCTTGACCAGATGTTCCTCCACCAGCAAAAGCATTACCGCCTCCAGCTCCTCCGCCAGAGCCACCACCATTACCGTTACGAAGCGAGGCACTACCTTGTCCAGCATAACCAGCACCACCGCCACCGCCGCCAGTAGAAGTAAATGTATCAAATACAGAACTGCTACCATTATTTCCGTGCTGTGCGCCAGAACCTGTAGCTGGACCAGTTCCACCAGCTCCAATTGTTACTGTGAGTGCGACTCCAGCAGTCGCAACATAACTTCCTCCAGTTCTATATCCACCAGCTCCACCACCACCGCCGCCTTTTTCTGCATCGCTTTCTGACGTTCCGCCGCTACCACCACCAGCAACAACAAGCCAGTCTATAAGTCTAACTAAAGATCCAGAACCAAGAGAACCTTGCGCACCATAAGCGCCAGCTGATCCAGTTGCTCCGTTTTGAATCGTTCCCATAGTATTCTACCTTTAGAATGCAATAGATCCAGATCCAGTGAATTTATAAATTCGATATCCACCAGACACAGAATATGTTGGAGTTCCAGTCGTTGAGGATGCTGCGTCGTATGAGCTTGAATAACGAAGAATCACAACACCAGAACATCCATTCTGCCCTGTATTACCGCCGTTACCTGTGTTTGGTGCTTGAGATGTAGAAGAACCATCACCATGACCACCTACACCATATGTTACAGAAGCTCCACTAATAGAAGAAGTTATACCAGCGCCACCACCACCATGCGAACCAGAACCATTAACAGAAGAACCATTGTCACCAGCGCCAGCTGCTCCACCACCACCGCCGTATGCTTGGAATGGGAATCCTTCACCTGGATTATATCCAGAACCGTCTGGTCCAGATAGATTTTCTGACCACTGTCCGCTACCGCCAGAATATCCATTACCCGATGAACCGCCATTTGTGCCTCCACCAGGACTACCACCAACGTTCGACACAACAGCACTAGAAATAGATGTTGTGCCACCAGTTTGACTTCCGCTCGTTCCACCAGCACCGATTGTTATGGTATATGTTGTTCCAGTTGATTGTGTAAAACTACCATTTGTAACTTTACCTGCACCACCGCCACCACCGCCACCATAACCTCCGCCAGCAACTGCTAAGAATTCTACTGTCGTTGGTTGATTTGCAGCACGTCCAGATCCAGGCAATCCTAAATTGCCTGTTGCACCAGTTGAACCAGTTGATCCGTTTCTAATTGTTCCCATTTATACTTACACCCAACGCGTAACATAGTTATTGCCGCTTACAGCAACTCCACCTGATCCACCAGATCCAGGAGTTCCACCTGATCCACCTGTTCCACCAGGACCTTGGAATCCAGTTGATCCTGTAGCACCAGCACCACCACCAGAACCACCAGAAGCTGTAGATGTTCCTCCTGCACTACCAGCAGATCCTAAGTTTCCTCCAGCACCACCTGCGCCTGCAGCACCATTACCTGCACCGCCACCGCCGCCCGTCGTTGTGCCGCCGGCTGATCCAGCAGCTGCGCCCGCACCGCCCGCTGCTCCTCCACCACCGCCAGTAGATCCAGCGCCGCCACCACCTCCGCCGCCAGGCAGGTTTCCGATTCCTTTACCAGCGGCGTTGTATCCTCCACCGCCGCCTCCGCCGCCACCGCCAGTTCCACCACTTCCGCCTGGACCGCCGTCTCCACCAGTTCCACCAGTTCCGCCTGCGCCTCCAGTTCCTCCAGCACCACCAATAATAGAACCAGATGTGTTGTCGATAACTGTAACTAGACCAGTGACGTTTTGAACAGTAAGAGCGGTTCCACCTGTGCCACCATTACCACCCGTGCCTCCAGTTCCACCAGTTCCGCCTGTGCCACCAGTTCCGCCTGTGCCACCTGCTGAACCACCAGAACCATTACCTCCTGCGCCGCCTGCTGAACCATTACCACCAGCACCACCAGCGCCTGATGTTCCAGTTGTTCCAGTTGAGCCTGTAGATCCAGTTGAACCTGTGGTTCCTGTAGTTCCTGTTATTCCCTGACGACCTGTGATTGTATTTGCATTTTTGATGTAGATAAACGTTCCTGGAGCCCATCCAGATCCTACATCAAACGCAGTTGTGTTTGCTTTATCTGATGTAACAGAAGCATTGATAAACGTCAGAAGATTCAGTGGATATGATGGCTCACCTGAAGAATAACGCAAATTATAGCCAGTCGTAACTGCGCTTGTAATGCGAACAACTTTAGTTGGTCTTGGCAGAAATGCTAAAAACATCTTATCCCTTATCTCATGTCTGGGAGATATGATCCATACAGAAGATTGCCGTCAGAGAAGAATGTAATAACATCCATGGCATTTACAGATGTAGTAAGAACTGGAGCAGTTTGTGCAGTCCACTTGAACGCAGAGTTCCATGTGATCGTGCGTGAACCACTTCCATCCTGATAAACGCGAAGGATATATGTGCCAACCTTCAAGTTAGTTGGTTTAGCCATCGTGCGATTGCCGCCGAGAGTTACCGTAGCCACGCGACCGAGAGCAACGTCCCAGTTGATTGTAGCACCATCTGTGAGCGTCTGTGATAGTGCATTTGACTTATCTACAGTTGTTCCGTTGAGCGTAGTGTTACCACCGACGAACAGGTTTGTTGAAACAGTAGCACGTCCGTTAACGCCCAACCAACCAGTTGCGTTAGTAGTTTTACCTGCGCCACCAAGAACTGTGTTACCAGAAACAGTCAGAAGATTCGTAACTGTAGCTTTTGACGTTGAAGTGTTACCACCAACGAAAAGATTTGTCGAAATCGACTGACGACCATTAACACCAAACCAACCTGTTACGTTAGCTACCTTTCCGGCTCCACCGATAGTAGTGTTACCAGACACAGTAAGAGATGAAGTGATCGAAACCTTATTGAAGGTTGCGTTCGCTGACGATCCAGTGATAGAAGAAGTTACTACAAATTTGTTTGATGTAGTATTACCACCAACTGTAAGATTAGTTCCGATAGATGCACGACCAGTGATAGTCAGAAGGTCTGTGGTGGCGTCACCAAGATTGATACCACCGTTGACGTTTAGAATACCGCTGATCGTAGTATTACCAGCAACGTTCAGATTACCGTTCGCACTGAGTAATCCGTTGATGATTGTTCTATTAGAACCAGAAGATCCGAGTTTAGTTGAGCCAAGAGATACGAAACGAACGTTAGCGGTCAGCGTATTTGCATATAGAGCAGACTCGTTAATCGTAAACTGATTGACACGAGTCAATAGCGCGTTCGTGCGAAGACGCCACGTATCGAACGTATTTGTTAGAGCGACATTAGCGAGAACTGCCATTGCTTATCCTATCTTATCTAAGATGCGCTGCATGAGCGTCTTTAGTTCGTTGATATCTTGCTTCATAGTATTTATTTCATTCTTTGTCTTGTTATCCTTGTTTTTACGGGCTTTATAGGCTTGAAGCGCCACATTATCCGTATTGAGAATAGCCTTACTGTAAGAGTTTCGGACTAAACTAGGATTATCTTTGACCTTTTCTAAACGTTCTTCCATATTACCTCTGGAGCGCGATAGCTCTCAAATCCTTCACGCGAGGAGGATTGCTCGAGTTCTGATTGACCAGAACGATCTTCACTGCGAAATACTTGAATCCTACAAATCTAGCTCTAGCTGTATTACGATACTCAAGGATGTTATCATTGGATGTATTCGCGCCAGAACGATAACCATTGCTATACTGAGGAACGTCATATACAAGCTCTAAAAAATCGTTTCTGTTCGAAGAACTAGAATATACAGCGTTTGCAGTGAATCCTTCTGAAGTCACACGCTGCATTGGAATCCAGCGAGACTGATCAAACGTATCGCTATCTTCGCCATTCAAAACTTTATAGTAAACGTGAACGTCACTTCCAGAAGGCTTATATGCCGTCAGGTAAACGCGAAGATCTTCAGCTTCCTGACCGTCAGCTAAAACAACTTTCTTCGAGATATAACGAGCCTTAGCACGACCACCAGAAATCACGAAGTCTTCCGAGCTACCGATATCTGTGTTTGAATTGATAAGATTCAATACAGTAGTCGCTGACATCTGACGAAGGTCAAATGCAGGTGAACCGAACTTATTATTGCTAGTGATGATGTAACGAACTTCTGCTGAACGATTTGTAGCAGCAGTCGCTGACGATGCGCTTGTGTTTGATTCAATTGAACGGCTTAGAACATAACGAGGAGCGCCGAACTCAGTATCATCGTTGATGTTGATCTTTAAGAACGAAGAGTCTCTTGTAGACGTAGACGTAGCAAACTTACCTTCAGCTCTAATAGATGTATTAGAAGGAAGAATGAACTTCGACTGGAAGTTGGCTAAGTCATACTGAAGATTGTTGATCGAAACGATACGAGTTGTATATCCGTTTGTCTGACCCTTCACATATGTGTCTGGTGTAAACATACGATTCGATGTGCATGCTGCGCCACTGTTTGTGTAAGAGCAGTTAGCCAAATGCAGATATACGTTTGCACTGTTCACTTCATCGTAATAGATAACAGTTCCAGTAGGAGTTGTTGCTGAAGTAATTGCGCCAGTAGAGTTACCGACGATTGTTCCAGTTCCTAAACTGATACCGCCTGTTCCTACGTTAGTTCTGATACGAACACGTTCGCCACCTTTGAACTTTGCATTTGTAGAAACGTTCTTTACAACCAGATACGAACCGTTGAACGTAGTCAACGTTCCTGTTGCGTTAGAAACGAAACCTTGAACATAAAGAGAACCGTTGGCTACAGCAGACATAGATGCTGTGTTGGCGAACGTTCCAACCAAGCGAGTTGGTCCATGAACTGTTTCGCCTACTCTATTCAGTTTACCACCAGCAGAATTTGCAATCGTAAAAAAGTCACGAGGTTCATTCTTAGTTACGATCAGACCTGATGTAGATGTATCAAATTGTGCAATGTATAAACGATACTTGAGATCTTCTTCAGGAACTGGAACACCAGAAGCGTAGAGCATTCCGACGCTTGGTTGTTCTGTAACTCTGTTGTTTGTAACTCTATCTTCTTCACCAAGTCTGCTGGTCCATACACGATAGTTTGGGCTACCGCCGCCTGGAGTTACAACGATAGCATACTCTCTATCGTCTAGCAGATAGATTGGGCTTTCGAAAATAAACGGAGTAGGCTTTGATCCGTCTGTGCTTACGTTGATATTGTTCGCTTGCTGATAAACGCGGCTAAAAGGAACATACTTGTTTGTAAGCAAATTGCTTGTCGGGTCTACTTCACGAATTTCAACTGCAACTGGAAGGTTATTATCCTTCTGAGAGAAATAAAGATCTACACCAGTGGCAAAGTAACCACTAGTGCTGATCTTGAACGCATCTTTCATATTGATAGAGAAAGACTGTGCGATATACTGGATCTTTGACATTATGACAAGCCCCAAACCTTATCTGTTTTCTTAGAAGATGTTTTAGTGAACATCTTGCTTCCAACATATAGAAGCGCAAATGTAGCTACCATAGAATACTTAGCAAAAATGCTAGGTTCTTTTTTACCGAATGAAGTGTTAGCAAACATTCTAGAAACTGACTTACCGATTCCCATGATAAACTTGCCATACTTATTATCAGTATCTCGAGCACCCATCATGTATGACATGTGTTCTGCCCATGGACGAGCTACAGCTTCTGCCATTCTGATAGCAGTTTCAGTTTCTACCTGACGGCGAGTTTCAGCATCACGGATCCAGAACATGATGTTTGGATTGTTACCAGACATCCACTCTACAACGTGTTTAGCCCAGTTGATGTATCCGTAATAGACGTCAGGATCGTTAGCACGAAGCTGCTGTCCAAACTTTTCGTCCGCCAGATATGTAGTTTCGTCAAGCAGACCAAGCTGATAGAGCTTAGTGCAGATAATCGACGATCCGCAACTATCGCGAGCTGTAGACACAGGAACTGCACCAAGATCTTGAGTTACGATATCGGTTTCTGTATATGTCTGATTATATGTTTGAGTTTCAGATACAGACTGCTGTGTGACTACTGGGCTTCGAATCGTTTGAACTGATTCTTGTGTCGTAGTAGCTTGACCACCAGCACTATATTGAGACTCAGCTGACGTTGTAACCAAACCAATCTGAGATGAGTTGGTTGGACTATCAGTCAGACGAATGATTTTGTTTCCTACAGTGAACTTTAGATTGTCGTCTGCTGGAATACGGAACAGCGCATGAACACGTCCTGCAGAATCAACGTAGAGCGGATCACCTTCATCGCCAGTTGTTTCAAAAGCGATGTCAGTTGGTGTCATATATGCAGAAACGTCTACGCCGTCGAAGAATGTATAGAGTCTTGCGCCTGGCTTCATACCACGAGCTTCTACTTCGATCACGCGCGAGCGCATGTATGGAATCAAATTCGTATTTGTTACGAATGTTCCAAGGCTTTGAGTCGTTACGTTTTCTGTAATAACTGTTTGTGTGCCAGATCGCGTTCCAGTATAGTTTTGGCTATACGTTTCTGTTACGACATCATCTCTCCAGTAGTGACCATTTTCTGTATATTGTTCACCATTCGTAGTTACAGTATCTGTAAGAGTTGGTGTGCCGTAAACATAATTGCCCCATGAACCCCACTCGGTCTGCCATGAGTTAGACAGATAAACCCAGTTGTCATAGTTCTGATCAATATTGCTATTGATTTCAGGACCTTTTGTAGTATCAACCCAGTAGTCAACACTTGGATCGATCTTCATAGTTCCGATCCAGTTGAACGCAATACCAGAGATGTTGCGGTTTGTAGTCGCGTATGGTTGACGAGAAGCAACTGTATGAGAATAAGGTAGAGTCGTAAGAGCAGCCATACGGTTTCCTGCGAAACCTGTGCTTCCTGTAACACTGTAAACGCCCAGTGCATCATATACAGTCGTTGAACCTGCAGCTGATGTAATCGAAGCACCTACAGAGAAGTTAGCTGTGGCGTCTGTTACATAAACTCTATCGTTTACCTTATACAGAACTTTAGCTGTTCCAGAACCAACTGTGATCGTTTCGTTGTTAGCAAAAGCAATCTGTGAGTTAGCGATAGCTAGGCGTTGATCTTTGGATACGCCAGCAGTTGTTACGTTATTACGAACAATGTGTGACGAGTTTGCGCCATGATAAAATAACTCGAAGTTGTCCATCTTGAATGGTGCACGAAGTTCCTGTTTGATAGGATCAACTGCGATTGAGTAATCCGCGTCAAAAACGTTACCGATGTTATGACCAGTAAATGAGTCAACAAGGAAACCGTTTTTGAAACGATCTAACCCATTTTCATCTTTCACTAGGAGAGATGAAGTATCTTTCTCAAGCATGTTGAGTGAAGTATAATACTCAAGACGGCTAATACGATCTGCAATGTTACCGATCGCGCGCATCGTATAGCGATTGTTCTTATATGGTTTCACCACAACTGCTTGATCACCGCGACCGTTTTCTCTCGCGACTTGTTCAGGAAGCGAAGGATATGGCGTTAGACGAATTGATGCCAGTGGCATAAAGTCGTCTGGAATATTTGGTGTGCGTGGGTTGTTTGATGGCGCACCACGGAGAGCAACAAGATCACCTTCCTTAGTCAAACCAACAGAGTCGATACGCATCATGTAGTTTGACAGGTCAGTTGTAAAGTCCTGACCAGGAGGTGAAAAGTGTAATCCACCAGATACAGTTGTGAATGTATTCGACGCTTTCGGATTCGTAGCGATATTAGTTACAGTTGTAACTGAGTTGGCGCTATCCGACTTGCGTGGGCGAATATCAATGCAGTTTCTCAGATCAAATGATTCACCTGTAGTTTTAGAGATGAATCTTGGAATCTGATATGTGTAGATCTTTGTGCGATCTGTTCCAGCTGTAGTATCGTTTACTGGATATGAGTCTACAGAGAAGAAACCTTTACCAGAAGTTGTCGAATGAGTAAAGTAGTCAAACTTTACGAGCAGACGGTCGCCAGAAGAAATCGTAAGATCACTTGATGATTTCTTTACGAGCTTCGCATGATCGTAATAGTTATCGGTCATGCCTGTATCGAACGTGAAGTGCGACGTTACATCTGTGCCAGTATTATTAGCAACGAAGTCGCTGCCGCTCTGTTTACGAACAGAAACTAGACGGAAACCATCTGACAGACCAAGACCCCATGGACCAGTCGCATTGGCGCTATAACCAGAACCACCACGATTGCTGCCAACGTGAATCTGAACTAAACGATCACGATTGATTGTCTTTGATGCTTCCTGACCGTCAATCTTATTGAGTGTAGCAATAACAGTCGCGCTGAAAGCTGCACCGAGCGTTCCTTCGTTCAAAGCAAGAGTTGCTGTAGTAGAAGGCGTGCCAGAAATAGTGATTGAACGATTACCTGACCTACCAGTTCCAGCTAGGTCGATGATCTGACCAGCTTTGAATCGTTTGAAATATGAAACACCAGTTTTACTTGCAGAAGCAGTTTTATAGAGCTTCAGTGATGTATTGTTTGTTACTTCACTTACAACATAATCCGCGTTGTTTGAAACGTGAATGATGTCACCCTTATTGATCTGCGTAGTGAATGATGTGCCTGAACCAGTTACAGTGTTTGAACCGCTCGTTACAGAAATCGTTCCTGTCAGCGTGGCTGTGTTTGATGAACCACGCGAAACAACGTAGAAATCTGTGCGAGTAGCTGCATCAGAAAGCAGACCTGAACCGTCAAATGTTTCGCTAGTGTCGCCAGTGTTGATCGTAGCTTGACCAGCTGCGTCAAATGTAACGTCGAATGACTTATAGAATGAGAAGTCAAGATCAATCGCATTCGTTGAGTCGCGTAGGCGACGAACTGCACGAGCAGGAAGTCTAAACAGTGCACGGTTGAACGAAGGATCTAGTGTGTTGGCGTTCTTGCCATTTGAACCAAGGATGTCAGCTTTACCATAAGACGTTCCGACGCCACCGTTGTAACCAACAGACTGAACGTTAGCGAATGAGTATCCAGCCTTCATTGTGATGTCAGACAGATACATCTTATACTGAGCGTCTGGTGCGCCTGGTGTTCCAGTGTAGTATTCTAGACCGCGCACGCGAGCTGTTCCGAGCTCACCTGTTGGGAAGATCGTAGAAGAGAAATTACCAGTTGATACTGAGTTAGCCTGCTGACTACGCAGAGAAACTACAGCTTGCTGATTTAGATCCCAGTTACCAACTACGTTATCGACGATAACATAATTGCCGTAATCAATAAGCGTCTTTGTGCCTTCTAGCTCTTCTACGTCCGTCGCTTTGTCGATCGTGATCTGTGTAGAAACTAGCTTCTCGATATCATAACCCTGAACGTATGCTACGCCAGGAGTTGCTTCAACAATCAACAGACTCGTGTTACCACCTTCACCTGAAGTGTAAACGCCATCGTTGTTGGCTGTCTTTAGATGGGAACGAACCTTTGGTTGGAATCCGCGAACAACATAGTGACCAGACTCATCGAACGTGCGACGAGCGATATAGTCACGGATAGCAGCGTATTCAGGACGCCCACCTGTTTTCTGGAGAACGCCATTCTTCACTTGATTGAGTTCAATGAAGTTCGTTGTGTTCAGAGAAGATGTATAGTTTTGTTTTGCGAATACTGGATCAAGTTTCAGACGAGCCGCACCAGGAGCAGCATAGTTATATGAACCCGAAGCAGGATCGAGAAGCGTTCCGTCAGTCGTTTCAGTAACGATAGTTTCAAGAACGTTTAGACCTACACGATATGAAGGAGTTGATGAGTAACGATCAAGAACAACTGTTTGCTGAGGAACACGAATGAAGTGATCTTTAGCGAAAATAATACCAGATCCAACAGTTGCTGCACTACCAACGCCTGTAGCAGAACCGAGTGCAGGCTTAATAGTATTCGCTGTTAGACTAGAACCAACTGGGCTGATAACTGTAAGAATTTCGTTATTGGCGAAACGTGTGTAACCAGTTGTTGTGTTTGATGAAAGATATTTTACGAACAGAGTCTTGAAGAATGGCGTATTAGACTGTGCGCCTTCACCGTAGTTTACAACAAGAGCTGTAATCTGTGAAGTAGTGCCTCTTACGATTGTGTTTACAAATGATGAAGGATCAACAGAAACTGTTCCTGTTGATGTGTTATCCATCAGCTTGACGTAGTTGTAATTATTATCTACACCAACAGAACAACCATTTACGATAGAACCTTCTTTGAAAACGTGCTCGCCAAAACGGTCAATCTGATTCTGTAGAATCGACTGCATCTGCGTAAGTTCGCGAGCCTGCACAGCCAATCCTGGACGGAAAAGGATTCTATGATAGTTTTTTGTTTCATCGAAATCGTCGTAGTATGGTGCTACGTTCAAATTCGTAGAAAGCGTGACCGAGTTAGCCTGTGCAGCCATGATACCTTCCAATTAGTATTTAATTGCTATCTTGTAATCTTCTGTCTGAGCTGGATCACGAAGAACAGCTTCTCTGTTTTCAACGTAGATAATCAACCCTGTGTGTGGTTGAGTAGCAGGTTCCGTCAATGAAACAACGTTTGCTGTTACTGAAGAAGTTGTTCCTGTAAGACGTTCGCCTGGAGTGAAACTTCCACCGATACCGTTCGTTGTGACTCTAATAACCTTAACCACACCTTGAGTTCTAGCAGCGTTTGTATTGGCAAAGTAAACTAATCTCGCCTTAGCTTTGCTGATAGAACCTGTTACAATTTCGTCTTCGATAAAGTCGCCGTTGACTAATGACACGTTGATTCTAGTCGTTTGATCAATAACCGAAGCGTTCGCATAAGAACCATTCGCAAGAATAGGATCTCTCATGATACCAATCAAACGGAAATCGTTGTTTGTTGGGAACGTGTTAGACTCAGCTCCAGATGTTCTGATATTTAGGAACACAGTCGTGCCACCTAATTCGTCAACTGGATCAGATCCATGTCCGCCTAAAGGCGAAAGGATTGGTCTTGCAGTAGCACCAAAACCATGTGATGAGTTAGCAGTGATCGTAGCGTTTGCATGACCATACGAACGACCCTGACTGATAACAGTGATCTTACGAACCTGACCACCAAATGTATTCGACACATACGCAGTCGCGCGTGAAGTAGTCGTTCCACCAGAGTCGCCACGGATCGTAACAAGCGGCGAAATGACATAACGACTTGATGTGTTTGGCGTAACAGTGAACGCTGAGTTAACGATCAGAGTATTGTTTGATCCCCAATACTTTACGATCTTACGAATTTGACCAGCAGCAGCACCTTCGCTGATAAACAGTCCAGAACCAACATATGTTCCGTCAATACCAGATGCAACCGACTTTAGCTTCATCCAAGTTGTGTTTGTAACAGTTTGGAATGTATTCGTTGTATGCAGATAACCAGCGCCGTTAGCGATAATCTTAATGTGATGAATTGCGCCATTGCCAGATGATCTTGCAGTCTGCTGAACAGTCCACTGCGCAGAACCGTCGTTGGCTGTAAGCGTTTTGACTGGCATATAATCAACCGTCAAGAACTTCAGGCGCTCACCAGCTGAAATCGTATACATATACTTCCAGCGATAACCATCAGCTGTAGAAACGATTGATGTGCCAGTTCCAGTTGGTTTTACTGTTGAGTTTGCACCACGATTATTGTCGATACACTTATAGACGTTGTAGTCATCTGTGATCATAAAATAACGAAGTGAACCAGGAAGAGCTGTTAGTGAAACAACTGCTTTATCATCCCACTCATTAAAGAATGTATTGTTAGCCCAATCAACGCGAGGAACTGCATGTGTTGCGTCCGACGATTGAATTTTCTTCATCGACATGATATCATCACCGATATCGTAGTTGATGTTGAAATAGCTAGGTGTTACTGCTGGCGGTTGCTGTTCTGAAAACACTCTACGAATATAAGCATTCGCACCAGTATTGTTTGAACCTGACGGGCGAGGTGTAACAACAATCGTTTGAGCAGTAGGAATAGAATGAACGCGAACTACAGTTGATTGACCAGTAATACCGATACGATCACCGACTGCAAGTTCAGACGTAAAATATGTTCCTTGACCAACGATAGTATTAGAACTCGTCGTTGTTTTCACGGTTCCTATGATAGGAATAGCATTGACAAACGGTTGTGGTTTGCCAATAAAGAAATAATAACGAGTAGGTGCAGACTCGCTCAGTCCTTCAAGGAACTGGTTAGCCTGCAATACTCTAAAACGACGAGGAACTAATCCAGGCATTAGGCAGAGGCAGTATATGTTACGTTAACAACGTCACCGTTTGCGATTGTCTTATCGCCACCAGTGAATAGACCAGCTGAGTAAAGAATACCTGAGAATCCACCCTTTGTAGAGTTTGAAATCAGGAATGTTCCCTTAACAGTGTTTGCTGATGTAATCGAGAACACAGCAGCCGACGCAGTTGCCTTTGAACCAGATGATGCAGCAGCGAATGAAGGCGCTACACGAGTCGACTGAGAATAACCAGAAAACTCGTTCCAGCCTGTGTGCGTATTTGCTGTATCGCCAGCGGCTACAGCTGAGTAACCTGTTGAGCTGATAAGCCCAAGATACCACGCAGCATTGTAGGAAGATCCAGCGAGATACTTATCAAGCAGATCATTCTTACCTTGAGTCGTAACGAGATTGCTGAATTCTTCTTCCCACTTCAGGTTTCCGTGCACGTCAAAGCACTGTGCAACATACTTACCTGTTACATTAACCTCTTCCATATTACTTGCTCCTCTAACGACTGTAGCGTCGGCGTGAGTTGTTGATTTGATAACTTCTGTCATAATGTTTCCTATCCGTATTTATACTGTTTATGGACCTGTGCTGTAGTAAATTTCGACATTCGCCTGAGTCGGGATATAGTTTTGACGAATCGTAAATGCGGTATTCGAGAAGATCGTATTGACGTTGAATATCGTTGTATTTGATCCGCCAACTGGAACGATGTATAGGTTTGAACCGATGCCACCGACGTTGATTGATCCAGTATTCGCGAACATGGCTCCATTCGCGAAAGCATATGGACCAGCAGTTCCGATAACCAGTCTTGGCGTATCGTCGAACGCACCAACTGTAATAGCTGCGTATGGTTGAATGTTTGCTGTAGCCCATGCTTGGATCTGCGAGTTTGCATACAGAACTTTTCCATATACACCCGACATATAAGCGAAACGCTGACCCTGATGAGAAACAGCAGCGGTAATCGACTCTGTGATATTCGTATTAGCGATGAACGTTGCGTTCTGAGTTTCGAGAGCAGCGATGAGCTCAGTTCTTCTCGTATTTGCGGTGTATACTGCATCTTCAGCCGAGATCGTTGTAACAGATTCTGCTCTAGCTGTATTGGCTAAGAAAGTTGCATTACGTGTTTCTGTCGCAGTGACAGTTTCAACCATAAACGTGTTCGCGATGAACGTTGCAGATGGCGTATCAACAGATGTGATAGCTTCTGTGATACTTGTATTAGCAAGGAACGTTGCTGTATGCGAAACAGCAGCTGTGATTGCTTCTGTAACGTTGATGCCGTTATTATATACAGACGGACCATCGTGTGTCGCTGTAGCAGTAATCGTTTCACGAACCGAACGACGAACAACGTTTGGTGCTTCGTCGATCAGCGTCAGGTTGACGTTTGCTGTAGCAGTTACCAGATAGTCGCCAAATAGCTTCGTTCCTGAAGGATGCACGAGAGCTTTGATGACGTCTCTATACTTGCTGAGAATTTTATCAGCTCTGATAACATACGAGAACTCTTGATAGTAGTTGTTATCTTGAAGTTTGTTGTTCCAACTCAAGAAACCTTTCGTATCAATGTAACGTCCTGGGAACGAGATAAAGCCAGATGTTTTAGCTTGACCAGTCGCGCCGTATGTTTTCTTTCTGTTAAGATAACGATTGCTAGACGAACCGTTCGCATATCCGCTGCTCAGTGTATCAATGATAGCAGCGTTAGACTGTGTTCTATTGAAGATAATAGAATCGTCGTATTTGTTGAAGTTAGATCCTGGCGTCAATACACGGATCTTAGAAATAGTTCCTGGCGCGTTGTTTGCAATAACAACTGCATTGTTTCCGTAGATGTTACCGAAACCGTCAGAGATTTCCAAGTTATCCATGAAGTCGTCGACGATTCGAATCGTAGGAAGCGAAGACGAATATCCATATCCTGGATTGATCAATGTGATCGCATTGATTGAATAGAACTCTGCATTACTGAATGTAAGAGCAGTCGTCAGCGTTGTGTAAACGTTTGCGCCAGCGAGCTTGATATAAGCATTCGCACCAGAGAGCGTCTGGAATGGAGTGAACGCAGAGATAAATGAAGTCGCATTCGTAATCGAATGAACACGAGCAGTATTAGCTACACCATAGATACGAACGACATCGCCAACTTTAAGCTGTGTAACGAAGTTTGTTCCCGTTCCTGTAACGGTATTAGATACTGAAGATACAGCTACTGTTCCAGATAGTTTTCTTGTTACAGTTGCGCTGTTTGCGCCTTTTCTTAGGAAGAATGAAGGTGTATCTAGTCTTACGTTCTTTACAGCGCCAATGATATCTGTGTTGATAGTCAGACCAGATGCGATTGGTTGCTGGCTAAATGATTCAATTTTAGCTTCGAAGTTCTTTCCATTGCCGCCAGATACGATAAGACGTGTGTTTTCTTTCGTGTATCCAGAACCTGCTTTTACAATTTTTAGTGTAACTGCGCTTTTGTTCGTAACCTCAGCAACAGCAGCAGTAGCAATTTCTGTAGAACCAGCTCCGCTGATTTCTACTGTATCACCTAGATTATGATATGCACCGCCATCTTTGATATTAACATCAACGATCGAACCAACTTGCGAGTTAACAGTAACATATTGGCTTGTGTTGTCGATGTTGACTACACGTTCACCGTCAATAAATGTTCCTGAAACGTTACGAACGTTCATATCATAGACTAGAAGACCTAGAGCTTCTGTGGCGATGATATCTTCAACGAATGCAGTTGCGCCAGATGTAACGCCACGAATACGATATCCTTCGAATGAGCGCGGACTTACGCTAGAAGGTGAACCAACGCGGAGTCTAGTTTCCTGTGACCAACGACCATCAGACGCACGAAGGATATCGTCACCTGGATAATAGAAGTCAATTTCTGAGCCAAACAGCGCACGGAATAAAAAACGATAAGATTCTTGTGAACCGCGTGTGCGATAGAAGTCACGGATATGCTTGACAAGTGTTCTTTTATCAGCAAGAACATCTTTTGGAATGTTAAGCATAAACTCTTTGCGAAAGTATTCAACAAAAGAGTCGATAGTTCTGTCGATATCTTGATTGTCTTTGATTGAGCGGATGGCATTGACTGCGTTTCCACTCTGCTCCATATACTCAAAATAGGCTTTGAGAAACGCAACAAACTGCGGACCTTCGTCACGAACGAACCCAGGAAACTGCGATTCGATCTGAGAAGATATCTTCTTGAAAATATCGTCTGCGCCTACAATGTTAGCCATTAGAAGTTATACAGCCTAATTGATGGAGTTTGGATCGTAGCAGTTTGACCAATCGTATCAATGTTTGAAGCAGTTGCTACAGTTTGATTTGTTTTATCATTTACGATATCAATTCGAGTCTGTGAGATCAACAGAATCTGATTACGAACAGGCGTAATGTTTGGCGAATAAGGTGACACGAATACAGAAACACCTGTTCCGCTATATGCAGAAGCAGAGAATGAATTGATATTGACGATACCGTTTTCGTAGTCAATCGTTCCTGCGTTGTAATTAGTATAGATTCGACCTAGTCGTCCAGCAAGTGAACGATAGTAAACTCTTAGAGTGCCAAATCCGTTGTCGTCAAAGAACGACTCGTTCGTTCCGTATGTAAACGATGAAGAGGTAACAGCGCCATATCCTGGATGGCGAGTTACTCCACTGATCAATTCAGCAGGTCCAAGTTTCTGTAGAGCTGTATTGAAATTGATTGTATGATTGCTTGCTACTGTAGTAGACGGAACAAACATCTTTCTCAAACGAATGTTAGCATTCGTTGTTCTGATTGAATCATCAGTTCCATCGAGCCAATCAAGGAAACGTGAGTATCTAAAGCTCTTGTTGAAGTTAGATAGATTGTTAGTCTCAAACGAAATTACTCGTGCAGCGACTGCGCTTGCTAGTTCGCCAGGAGTTAAATTCGTAGCAGACGCATCGTAACGAACTGTAACTTCAGGAACGATGTAAAGATAAGAAGGATCAACCATCTCAACATCAATCGACTGAACGTTATATTTCTTGATGTTAGCAATGATCTCAGCTTTTCTATTCAGCGAGAACACTGTGCTGTTTCTTGGTTTGGCTGCTACGAATACTTTGCCGTAGATTGGTGGATCGTTTTCTTCACCACCCCAAACGCTGATAGCTTGAATATCAGGATTCTGTTTAAGAGCAATTCGTTCGTAGTCTTGCGACGTCACTGTGCGATTTTGTGTTTCGTATGCGCGAGGAGCATTGAATCGTAGTGATTCGATAGATTCAATTTCTGCGCCACCAGAAGCACGACCAACAGGAACGATTGTGATATCGCTCTGTCCATCAATAGTCGTGTTAGAAAGCGAGAACGAATTAGCACCATTAGGCGCGATTCCGTTACATACACGATAGTTCACTGTTACGATAGATGCAGTTGCTGGCAGTTTACCTAGAACACCGTCGCCAAACGAAATCTTATACTTTTTTTGTCTATCAGCTTCAATAAAGAATATCTGTGATGAAGAGTTGCTCGTCATCAGATCATCAGCTGGAACGTATGTTTGAACGTTGCCGCTAGTTGTAACAGAAACTGTGATGCTTGTAGTATCTACGTTCTCGTTTGGTAGAACGAATGATGTGTTTGATGTTCTATTGAACACATAACGATGTGATAAAGGAGTGCCTTCTTTGATATTGATATGATGAGCAAATCCACCAGATGAGTTTGCTGTGATCGTATATGTCTGAGGCGTAACGAATGTGTATGATGTGCCATTCACAGTTGTCGTAAACTGTGTGTTTTTAGGAACACGAATAGAACGGAAAGTTGTGTTGGCGATGCTTGACGTAAAAATCAGCTGAACGTTAGCAGTCGCACCACGAGCAGACGTTGGAGAATATCCGAGCGTTTTTGCGTGTGAAACAACGCTATCATACTGCTGAGCTGTATCAAGGAATCCTTCATTCGTAGCCATATTAGCATAGAATGCGTTCATGTATGTGTTATACGCAAGAAGATCTAGCAGCGTTCCGAGCGCAGAGTCATTGAAATCATAATCCGTGAACTCAGGTTTCGACGCAATATAAGTGCGCAAGTTGGCACGGATAGTATCGAAGTCCAATCCTGTAACGACGAGATCAGTATTTGTAGCCATTAGCGAACCCTATTGAGACTGATATCTAACTGGATATCATTGAGTGTAGTTGCGTTACGGAATCGAATCGTAATGAACATTTCATTACTATCGGTGCTTTCTCTGACGTTGACAGAGTATGTATCCAAAAGAGCTCTAGGCTCATAGTTTTCTATAGCATTCACGATCAGGTTTTCGAACTCAGACTTCGTGAATGAAGTATATAGATCGAACAAACGTGAACGAATGTTACCGCCAAACTCTGGGCGAAACGGGCGCTCAAACTGATCTGTTAGGATCAGGTTCTTGATAGACTGCTTTAGCGCATCGTCGTCCTTTTTAACCAAGAGCTTGCCACTAGTCGGATGACGTCTGAACTGCAGATCGAAGTCACGATAGGTGATCTTGTTTAGGACTGGCGGTAACGGTCTTTTTTTCATCTCTTTCCCTTTTTCTTATTTATTCGAAAAAAAGACTTGACAATCGTTAGAATCGTCATTATAATAGAAATTGTATTCAAACGGTCATAGTGGCTGTATTTGCCTTGGCTGCTGCGGCTGCGTCATCCTCTTCAATGATAATCAGAGCCTCAATGACGCTCGTTGTTGGCTTGATTCGTGGATACTTCTTAATGAGATCAGGATAGCTGTATTTCGTCAGCTTACTATAATCAACTATTCCCAGCAGTTCTTTAGTTTCGTTCTCGATTTTAGAACTGATTTCAAGTCTGCGCTTTTCCCTTAGCTGTTTAGTTGTATCACGACCATATCCACCAGAACCCCAGTTGACCGTGTTTGCGTTTCCGTTGAGTTTCTGATTGTATGACGTCTTAGCTGGAGACTCTGCACTCAGATTAGTTTGAGGAGCAATCGTTGATTTGATACCCATGAACTGTGACATAGGTTGATTCAACGTAGCCATAGCAGAACCAGCAGCTGACTCAGCAAACAAGTTCTTCATCTGAACAGGTGGTTTCGGTTTAGGAGGATTCGCAGTCTTAATCGCTTTCATTGCATCCATAACTGGTGTGACGCCAGGAATAGGAAGCATCTTGATAGCACCAGCTGCAAGATTCATATTAGGAACCATGCTCTTGATATTGAAACCTGCTCCTCCGAGCGCACCACCGATAGCACCTGCAATCATATTCGATGCTAGTTTGTTCACGTTTATCATCGGGAACTGACGTGAAATCAAAGCTGCTTGAGCTGCAAATGCTACAGGATTGCTAGCAAGTTTAGCCATGTTAGCAACTTGACTCTGTAGATTTACAGTCTGAGCGATAGCTCCTAGTCCAGGAATATCTGATAAGAAGTTTCCTTTCACAGCAGCAAAGATTAACGAACCAGGACCTTTGACTGCTACGTTCATCAACGTCTTAACAGTTGCGATCTGATTAACGATATCAGCTGCACCTGCTGCTTTGAATGGTAGCTGTTTAACGACACCACCGATAACACCCTTAACTGCTTGAACAGGAGCATCTAAACCAGCAGGGAGAAAGTTACCAGCGACTCCCGCGAGTGCGCCTGCTGCTCCTGTAACGAGCGCACTCTTGATAGCATTGTCGATTTGAGCTTTAGAGGTGTATTGTGGACCACAGAAAGGATCGTTAACAGATGCCAAAGCTCCGTAAAGCGCGCCTCCTAATGCGCCGCCAAGAACACCATCAAGATTTCCTGTAAGGGCTGCAGAGATACTAGGATCTAGCTGAAACGTCGGAGGAATGAATCCTAGCGGATCGCTCATCATCATAGAAACGTTTCTAGTATCAACTAGATCAGGGAATGCGCGTGACAGATCGTCTAACTGATCGTTGATAACATCAAGACCAGTATAGGTGTATTGCTTACCACAAAAGACATATTTGTCTCCTGGCATAGCATTTGGATATCGCATTCTTAGTCTAGTATCAATTTGTAACTGATCCATCTTATCCTACCGTTACTGAACCTAAGCCACTCGATGCGTTTGGCGCACAGTGCGGACCGCCTGGAATTGGGCATAAACTATCTGGAGCCGCGCTATCACCAACAACAATAATTCCCTTACCATTAATCGTAATGGAAGCATGAGAAGTGGATAATGCTCCACCTCCGTCGGTATTTCCATCACCGTCGACAGAGATCAACTTACCTCCAGCGAATACTGTGGACTGACCTGATACAATTGTCGTGGCTCCGCATGTGCGTGAGTCGTCTTGTCTATGAATTGCTGCCATTATGGATTCATCTGAATTGTGCTGCCCTTGATAGTATTCGTTGAAGAAGCCTCAAGAGTCATTGTTCCACCGTTTGCTTTAACAGTCGTATTCGTTCCTGAAGCAATACCTAGATCACCACCAGACCCTAGTCCCATCCCTCCAGCAGACACGACTTGATATTCACCACCAATAAGAACTGCATTATCATTAGATATGATCTGAGTATTTTCACCACCAATCGTTTGATTATTATCAAGCCCAATTGACTCTGTGTTATTCCCACCAGTAATGGTCTCACGATCAAGAGATGTTCTATGGGATGTTTTGCCGTTGACCTGCACTCGCTGATCACCACCGAACTCCATCACGTTCTTACCAGAAGCTTTTACGCGGAAGTCACCATGCGTTACGATCTCATAGTCGCCCTTAACTTCCTGCTTCATATTACCAGTGATGTGCATAATGACATCGCCGTTTACTGATAGATTGAAGTTCCCTGTAATTTTTTCGTCTTTACCTTGATTAAGGAACTCTTGCGTTTTTCCCTGAACCTTAGAAATACGCGCACCATCGTCCATGATTTCAATGAACGTTCCTGATGCATGATAAACGTGAATGCGTCTATCGCCAGGAGTATTATCAATCTCGATCATGTGACCAGCTTCGGTCTTGATCGTATGATTTCCTAGATACTGTGACTTCTTGCCGCCTGGTTCTGTTTCATTTACCTTAGCCATGATTTACCTTATCCGAATGGTGATGAAGGAGTGACGTTTGTATCTCCTGGATTATTTTTAATCAGCTCTGCAGCTTCGTCTGGTGCGTTCTGAAGACTATTAGTTGCACCTACGTCATCACGAGCTTGATCCAGCGATGCCAGTTCCCAGTCCATTCCATTTGGACCCTGACCTTTATTAGGATCAACCGCATCAAATCTTACGACCTTAGGCGGCAACGGTGCGCTATCTACTGTTTTCTTGCGACTCTTTACTGCTGTTTCTTCTTCACGTTCTTCATTACCAGAAGCAACTAGAGAAGTAGACGACTGATCATCTAGAACTGGATGAACAGAAGGAACAGGTGAAATGCCATTCTGTCCGCCAAATAATAGATTCAGCGAGTTCATGAGCAAATTAAGTCTTGCATATCGCTGACGCATGTTGTATGCTTGCTGTGCAGCTCGCGGTCTAGCTGGTGCAATAATAGTTAGCTCTTGAGTTGAGTCGTCAGATGCTATAATTCGATTTGTGCTGATATCATAGACGATAGCTTCAACTTCGTATGTGCCAGGATAAAGCGGCGAATCAAAATGCAGCTTCCATTGCTTAGGATTTTTTGTTTCGTCGATACCAAGATTGCCTTCGAAGAGTCGATACGGAACATAATTCACATACACTTCAATAGACTCTTTAGGATTTCCCTTAGAATCAAAACGCTCAAAGTCAACCGTTCCCGTCAGGATCGGAGTCGTATTAGACGTCGCTAGTTTGTTTACAGTGATCTTTGCCATTATGCCTTACCAGATCCTGGCGCACTAGGTTGTGCATCATTTTTCTGCTGAATGTGTGGTAGCACACCAAACACGATAGGATATTGACCTGCGTCACCGTCTAGGAAAAATCCAAGCACCTTTGAATTCTCTACGATACCAGTAGGGCTATGACCTATTCCGCTGATAGTCGCAGATGTTGTTGGCATCAACACATAACACCACGGAAGCTCTTTAGTTGGTAGCTTTCCCTTATCTTCTGTGTGATGACCTTTGATACGAACCTTGATACGACCAAGTTTCAGTTCATCTTTTTGTCCAGAAAACTGTCCAGTGCCTCGGTCCTCTACGATACCGATCCACCACTTCATACCTTCCTGACCCATCACTGTGCCGAAATCAGCCATTATCCTACTCCAGAATTTCCACTAGATGCTTTCTTTGAGTCACTCTTACACTGCAAAATGCACTCATATTTCATATCTTTATCGTCACGATATGTAATATGGCGAACCGCAGTAATCAAATAATCGCCTGAACGTTTGTCGATTTGATTCGATTCTTGGTTTGCAGGAATACGAAGATTGACCTTGACGCCTGGTTTATATTTTACAAATCCAGGAACACGAACGTTCATTACTAGATTATCTAGTTGATTTGCAGCCGAGCTCTTAGCGCCGTGCTCAGGTAATGTTCTTTTACGCTGCTTGATCGTAGGATCGCGTGAGTCTCTAAACTTACTCTGCGAAAAACCAGGAGCAACTACGAAATTGAATCGTTGACCACGAGCAGACTGCTCTTCGCCTGTTGTAGGGCTGCGACCTGTATGAGTCGTATCACCAGCTCCATCGCGCTTAGATCCACCACCAATCACACCAGTCGTAGGATCATAGAAATACCAGTGATCAGAGTTAGAACCATTGAACGTTGAGTCTAGCTGATTCGTATCGGTCTGCTGATCAAATGCAATAATCTTAGTTGCAGGATCACCACCTGCTTTACCGATATTCTGAGTTGCGTATGATAGAGTCGCTATTGAACTGCTCTGTAGCATCTTATCAATCGTCTTGAAATGATATCCATCACGATCCTGATAATAAACATAGTTTGATGCTTTGGCTTCTGCTGATTTACCTTCTTTACAAGCCCAACGAAGAACAGCGATAGGACTACGACCCGTTCCTGTATATGCCGACTGACCTTCTGTCGATTCAGTTGTTACTAAGCTGGTCTTGAGTGAAGTCGCCGACTTGATATATTCGTCATGAACTTCTTTTACGATCTCGTCTATCTTTTTACCCTGATATGACTTCACGATCTCTTTTGCATTATTATCAATGAATTCGCTAGGGACGCAGTTGATCTTATATGTATCCTGATTTTC